CAAATTTATATTGGTTTACTACTGCCATTAATCTAAAAAGAAGCTTCTAGCTTCTATCTCCTGTTTTAATTCTTCTTGAAATGTAGTGTTAAGTTTCTCCAACACCGCATCTAAATCTCTAACTAAAGACTGTGCTACATCTTCTTCATACTCGGAGCTTGCTCTAGTTAGTGTTTGTACTATCTTAGCCATTATACCGTTTGACTGTAAATTTTATTTGGATCAGCTTCCATTTGATTTAATAAATTTAATTTTCGTTGATCTTCGTTAGTAAATTCTGGACCACCAAGTTCAGATAATCTTTGTTTCTTTTGTAAACTTCTTTTTTGTGCTAGTGCTGGAGAATTAGTTGCTAATTCAGCCATTAAATCATTTTCAAATGCTACATCATCTTGACCTACGTCTATGCCCATGATGCCTTCTTCTGATTGTCCAGTAAAATCGTCTTCTAATGGTGTTATAGTTCCAGAATTTACTAATTGTGATCTACCTAAATTATTTCCAGTAGCACCTATGTCTTGATAATCCATTAATAATCCTTCGTTGAAATTTGGACCTAAATATTCAAAATCACTTTGTGGCACTTTTGATGCTTCTATTAAAGACGCTAAATCGTTTATGTCATACATGTAGTTAAATTCATTTTCTTGTGGTGTTTCCTTCGTTGATAACATTAATTCATTACCAAGATCATTATAATAAGCTGGGGTCTGACTACCACCTAATCCATATGCTGAATACTGACTCATGTCATAAGTTGGTTCATTATATCTTTTTCCTAAACCAAATTTTTGTCCAATACCTCTAACTATGTTTCCTAAAAGACCACCACCGCTAATAAAACTACCAAGACCACCGCCTCTTGTTTTTCTAAAAGCAGTTGGGTTATATGCTTTAGCTGCTGCTAATTCTGCTGGTGATACTGTATCTCTACTATCAAAAAAACCAGGGTTAACTCTTTGACCACCACCGGCTGCAATAAATGCATTTCTATAATCTTGTACATTTTGATCAACAACTCCTGGCGGTAATTGTGCTAATCCTAAATCTGATCTTACTCTTCCACTTTCTGCTGCTAGTTCTCTTGCATCTGCTCCGCTTCCACCACCACTTTCTGCAGCACTTGTTGCAGCACCAGACATACCTGTATCCACACTTGGGTCATCAGAATCAAATGATCCAAAACCATCCAAACTCATGATACCTGATGGTCCTCTATTTACGTCACCATTTAATGAACCATGTAAATCTTGCTTAACAAGTAAATCTTTTTCTGCTTTTGTAATATAAGCTAATTCTGTTTCTGGACTATCTGGACTAGACTTCCATTTTAAAGGAGCCTTAACTTCTCTTTGTTTACCAAGATAGTTTCTTGCACCACCTTGTATTTCATAATTAACTTTTTTATCTATGGACATTATCGTCTTCCTCCAGCATGTATATCTAACCTAAATGTTCCTAATTTCCAACTAGAATCAACAGCAGTGTTAGATATTGTAAGAGCTATAGCTCTCCCCCTAGCACGAGTGTCTACTTTATCAGTTGAAGCTGATATAGTAAATGGACCTAATGATGAACTAGCTGCTGTATCATTTGGATAATTTCTTAAATCTAATTGTATGATAGAATTTCCTTGTTGTGATATAAAATCAGGTATAATTCTACTAACTCTCATAATGTTTTCACCATCACCTCTAAGGTCAGCCATATTAGTAGCAGCTCCTCTAATAACTTTTTGTGTAATATCATAATCACCAGAAGTAATACTTGCTGGAATAGCGCTTGTTACTCCAAGTCTTACTTGGTTAACACCTGTTTCATGTTCGTAATAATATGTAACTCCTTCGGTGTTTCCAACTACATCAAAAGATGTATGTGTACTTGCATCATATTGAGTTGCATGTGGTAGTCCAAATACAGCAGAGTCAGCCCAAGTAGTTCTAATAAATAAACTACTTGCGTTTACAAACCATATGGGTCGTTTAGGAGTAGAGTCTAAATAACTATATGTAACGGATTGAGTATTAACATTAGAGTTAGCTTCTGGATAAAACCATGTTACTTCTCCAAACAAGTTATTAATACCTGCATAAACCATTTGATTAGATGTTGTATTTAAATTATCGTAAACATAGTCTTCAACTAAACAGTCCATAGATTCTAGTTTACCTGTGTATCTAAAAAAACCATTTTCAGACATCCAGTACGCAGCACCGTCAACCTCAACAGCTGCATTCTTACCTATCAATCCACAGTTAGTACCAACTTGTTCGAACGCAAAAGTAAAAGGAGTTCCGACAAATCTCATAGTAAATAAAGCTGTGTCTGTCCAAACGTAAAGTGCATTTCTACCAAGTTTAGCACCCATGATTCGTGATCCGGCGGCCAGTCTTTGTGTACCAGCACTATTTTCAGCTGTAGGTGTGTAATCATTTATATTTTCTTGAGATGAAAACCTAATAAACATTTCGTCTTGTGTTGTTGAATCACCGATAGTTGTTTCTGTTCCAAAAAATACTAAGTGACGATCGGGAGTAGATACTAACATATCTCTAGACGCTGTTGGTGCATTGGTAATAATTGTTGCTCTTGTATTTACTGCATTAATGTTATTTGCATCCCATTCAAAACAAGGACCATTAACAATTAAAGCAATTAAAGTTTGACCTAAATTATCTAATGACCATTGACCAGGTTCTGCAACTTTATCAGTTGTCGTTGCTGCTTGGCCCCATGCAGAAAAACCAGTATAGTTAGTAACCGTTGCACCATTGCTATGAGAAGCGTTAGCCGTGCCTCTAACGTTTCTAGTTATTCCTGTAAAACTAGTAGCTGTAACACCTGTGTAAGAAATTTCTTCGTTATCTACTTTTATAAAATTTGTTCCCGAACTTGGAAATCCAGTTGTGCTAGCTACGTTGATAGTGGTTCCTGTTCCACCTGTTCCAGCAGAGTCAGCATTTAATGCTCCGTTTAAAGTTGTGGTTTGAGGACTTGATACAGTTCCACCCCATTGAGATATTCCGTAACCATAAACTCCAACTTGGTCTGCCGGACCTACATGGTAATATTGATAATAAGTTATGCCTCCAGAAGTTGTTGCTCCTGATCCTGTTTCATTAGAAGGCATTGTAATAGTAAGTGTTGTTCCTGTTGGAGCACTTGTTACCATAAATTTTTTATCAGCAAAATCAGACGCTCCAAAATTAGAGTTAGTAATAGCACTAAATGTAGATGCATCTCCAAACAGAATAATATCTCCTGCTTTAAAATTATGCGCACCACTAAATGTAAGTGTTACTGTAGGAGATCCGTTAGTGGTGCTAAAAAAATTTGTAACGGCGGTTCCAGATGGATTAACTAAAGGATGAATATCATAGTATACTCCCCCAGAATATACATATAAAATTCTGTTAGTACCTATAATAGCATATTTAATACCTATTTTATTGACCATGTGATGCAAACCTCTGGCCGCGCCAGTTAATTTACTATCTCCTAATTGACTCCAACCACCTATTTTTTCTGGTGTACCATATCTAAAACGAACATTTTCACCGCCAGTCCATTGTGACTCAGCACCTGTTGGTGTAACTTGTTTATTGAATCCTGGTAAAAAACCTAATTTTTGTAACATATAAAACCTTTGAAATAACTGATTTATGTTATATATTACTTTTTAAAAGAATGAAAGTATCGATATAATACATAAAAATGTTATTACAAAAGCAACATTTACAGTCTATAAATGAAGGAAAAGTAACTTATGTTAAGGATTTTGTAAAATTAGAAAGAACATACGATTTTAATTTAATTAGTTTATTAATAGAAGAAAATAATTTAGTTATTTTACCAAAGACAAACATGTCTAATTTAAAAGATATATTTCAAATACATAAAGTAAGTAATTGTTTAAAAGAATTTAAAACATTTTTTGATTTTTTAAGTAAATTATTTAGGTATGAAAGAGACCCACAAGATGAAGTAGATTTATTTTTTAGTTTAACATCTCAAATAGGAGATACTCATATAGATGAAGAGGATGTATTTATTTTAAGTTTAAATGGTAAAACAATTTATCGTTTTTATGGAGAGACAGATACAGATTATTGTATAAATAAAGGTGATATGATTTTTATACCTAAAAATATAAAACACAAAGCAATAGGTTTAACTCCAAGAATAATTGCATCTATCGGATTTTTTGGTAAAAAAGCAGAAATAAAATGAAAGAAAAAACAGTAAATATAAATAATTTTATCGGTATATATGATAACTATATTACTCCGGAAGAATGTAATAAAGCAATTAAATTATATGAAGATCAAAATAAATTTAATAATACAATTAATAGAATAGGTGGAGAAAGATCGTCTATACTTCAAAAACAAGATCAACAATTTTTCGCAGCACCTAATAATATTGATGTTTGGTGGGAATCCTTAAAACCCATGATGCTTAATTTTGATATAGCCTGGAATCATTATATAAAAAACACAGGAGCTGATGATGCTTATGGAGCACCTTTTCATTTTACATGTTTAAAAATTCAAAAAACATTACCTACAGAAGGTTATCATGTTTGGCATATAGAACATGGACCAGGTTATGATAATGAATGTAGAGCTTTTGTTTTTTCAATATATTTAAATGACGTAGAAGAAGGTGGAGAAACAGAATTTTTACATTTTTCAAAAAGAACAAAACCTAAAAAAGGTAGAATAGTTATTTGGCCAGCTGCATTTCCATATCTACATAGAGGTAATCCACCTCTGTCTGGTGAAAAATATATATTAACTTCTTGGATGATGTTAAGATGAGTATGATGTAGGTCTTGGACCTAATCTAGCAATTTTTTCTTCATCAGTTTCTGAAACTGGTTGATGTTCTGCATCGTATAATACGTCACTATCCCAATTATTTTGTAATGAAGTTAAGTGAACTG